GCTAATGCTTTAGCTGTCATTAGAACTGGTTGCATGGATGCATGAACCGCTGATTTTAAAATCTTATTGGCATCTTTTTCGCCAAAGTCATCTCTGATCTGGTTAAACACTTCAAGCAATTCTTCCATGCCTTCTAGCTTGAATTTAACCGATGATTCAGCCATTTCCATCACCCTTGATTAATTTTTGATATATGGAATTATTTAACTTAATTACATAATCAGCGATTTCATCAGGAGTAAATTTATCGGCATGATACTTAGCGATTTCATGCGCCAAATAAATGCCTGTGATGCGCTGTTGGGCAAAACCAAACCAATTTTTAACACCAGAATTAGCTTGGCTTAATAAATAACTTAAAAGATCAGAACTGTTCTCTATATTCATCTTCTTCTACTTGTTTAATCTTTTTCTGTTTTGGCTGTTCTGGAATTACAACAGGCTTAAATGGATCATGTCCATCGGCAAGGCATAATTTGATAGCTTCATCAATATGCCCTGCTTCATAGATTTTGCCATTGGCAAACTTAACAGTAATCATTAGGTATTGTTAGACCAGCCATACTGATTGCCTCGAGGATGAACTGTGAAAGTCGCAGTTGCTTCTTTGCCCGGTGCGGCATCTACTTTAAATTCGCTTACACGACCATTAAAAGCATAAGCAACAGTATTAGAGCCAGATACAGCGGCTACTACAAAAGTACGATCAATAATGCCGCTATAAGCATCGGCTCTCATTAACAACAATCCTGCATCGCTTGGATTCCAAGGAGCAACAATGGTCATTGAAGTTGGCTTGCTTTGTGTAGGAATTTGATCTGATTGACGGCTACCAGCAACCATGAAGGAAGCGGCGGCATCATCTTGACCAAAAGCAGGGATGGCTTCAACATTTAACTGTTCACCAGAAGTGCCTACACCATTAGCGGCTGTGCCAACAATATCTTCAACTTCGGCTGTCCAAGTGGACAATTGGGAAAGAGTTAATGCTGTAGGAGTAGCACCAGTCTGACACCATAGCGATGCCGAGAATCCGGGTAAAACTTGATTTGGGAGAGCCATTTTAATTCCTTAAAAAATAATTAATAAATTCTTATGTTGGAATATCTAAGGTGCAATCCATTGTTATCTGTTGCAAACCTACAGTATTATCGTATGTATTGTAAAGCATAATCACATCGGCTTTGGCAATATAAAAACCGCTTACACCACCAAATTGCCCATTATATCCATGTAATGATTGTATTATAGAATTGGCAATATTAAAAGCATCTTGCATATTCTGAGAATATATGCTCATTTGAAATACTGGGCGATCAATACCTTTATTGTTTTGATTTACTCCGGTATATACTGGCTGGTGGACATTTCTTAACTGCCAAGTAATGAATTTTGGCTCATTAGCAAAGTTGCGGTTGAAATTAGCATAAACAGGCACAGGATTAACAATACTAGCCAATTGATATTGGATAGCTTTAGCATAAATGGCTGGATTTTGTTGTGTCATACTGGGGCAGTCGGATCATTTCTATAGCACAGGAATGTAACATTCATGCGATCATTCGATTCAAAACAATCAGTAATTCGCCAATCTTGGTTGCGCCAAGTGATTGAATAAAGCGGTTGATTGTCCACCATGTGCCTTGTATTTGGGGTGTAATTCAAGACAAGTTTTACTAAATCAGTATAAATTCGGGTTTCTTTGTTTATTTGTAGGTTATTGTGGACATCTTGCACTCTAGCCCTAGTATCGAACCATTTTGTAATAGTAGTAGTGTATTGCCCCAAATCATCTACAGAATTGGTTACATTGTTTACAGTAATATTTTCATACCGAGCAATAGCCATTACATCACCAAAGGCTTGTAGGGTCTAAGCAACTGAGCCACTCCAAAAGGAATTTCATCCAATTTGCCATTAAAGGTATTACTGCGGTTGTTATATAAATGAGTTAAAAGCAATAATCCAGCTTGTTGAATTACTGGGTATTGTGCCAAAGGATTTGCATTAGTTTGATAAATACAAACAATTGGATTTGTCATTATCTGACTGGCAGAATCAGGAATTCCAGTAACAATAACTTTATTGCCAGTTGGATCATAATAATAGCTTGTTGGACTAATAATGGTATATACCGGGGGTGTAGCCCCAGAATAATAAGCTACTTCCTTAATTACCACTCCAGCACGATTTTGGCTTCCTTGGCTAACCTCTGGCAAATCTAAACACATTTGTGTGCCTGTCATGCCATTAAAAGTGCCATAGTACACTTTATAAGTGATGGGGAATATGGACATACCAAGATAGTCCTCAATCGCCATGCGGGTCGCTAATTCAAGTCCTGATAGATAGCTATCTTGGCTTTCATCTTGGAATAGATTTAGCTGTTGGGTAATCTGATCAAGAGTAAGCCAGCCAGTTTGAATGTCCCGGCTGATTTGCTCTATCTTTTCATAGCTGTAAGGATTCCTAGTAGTCCCTAAAAAAGGACCATTAGTTAAACTATCTAATGGCATGGCTTACCTTAACTGTGGGTCAATCGAACACCAGCAAATACATCTCGAATGGTAGAAACTACCCGCTTTTCACAGAACAGAGTTGTGAATCCGGGTTGGGTTTGTTCAAATGCCTTGATGCTCATTAGTTCATTATCAGCAATAGTTACAAATCGATCCCATGCGGCTAAGTAAACTGGATAATTGCCAGCACCAGCCAGTTGCATATATGGGTTAGCGATTACAGGGAAACCAAACATATAAACAACAGCGCCGCCATCTTCATCGCCTACTTCTAAGAAATAAGGGATGCCAGAAGTAGTTGTTACTAATTCTCTCAACAATTTAATGGTTGTTGGGTGCATCATCCAAGCGGTTGATGGGTCTGTCCAATATTGTGCTGGCAAAGCACCAGTTAAATTGGCTAAATCATTGTAGCTAATTGCACCAGCGGCGGCTTGGGTTACAGCTAAAACTGTATGGCGACCATTGGTCATTGCTGGACCATTAGAGCCAAAAGCGGCGGCAGATGTAGAACTAGGATAACTATTTAAGCCACGCAAACCTTGTGTAGCACCATAGTTGTAAGAAGTTGAACCTGATTGATCATTATTGAGCATCATTGACAATGCTTCTTGCTGTGCAAACTCTAGCATGATGTCGCCAACAATAGATTCATTGATTCCATTAATATCACTCATAACTGCTGTTCTAACTGGAACTACAGCATTAATGGATCGAACTGGCAATTGCCAGTAAGTTGTAGCAATACCAGTTGTAGAATTGGCATTGTTATTGTTAATTGGGTATCCCCAAGGATTAAATGTAGAACCTTGTTGGACATTGGTAATGTTACCAGTTTTAACTACAAAGGCTTCATCTGAGCCAATAGTTTGAATTACTCTAGCACCAGCATTGCGAATTGGATTATTCTGGCGCAAAGATGCAAAAGCATCATCATAGATTGTGCGACCACCAACCCCAGAACCAGAGCCAGTAAGCGCAGATGCTTCCTTTAAATTTACTTCCGCTTCGCCTTTTTTAAGGGCTTTTTGGACTGCTTCAAGAATTAGATTAGCCATTTTATTTCCAAGTATTAAAAAGTAAAAGCGGGGCGGCTTTTGACCGCCCCAACTTTATTAGGTTGCTGTACCAGTAGAACGATAGCGGATTGCGCTAAACGGATCAACAACAGAAGTTGCCAAACGCTTCTCACCAAAGAAGGTGATAAAGCCGGGCAATGTCTGATCATAACGGCGCAGAACCATATTCAAGCGATCCACGATTGTGTGGAAGCGTGACCATTGACCGAAGAACATTGGGTACAAGCTAGTTGTTCCAGCGTCACCAGTAGTTGATTGATAAGGAGTATCAAGATACTTATTAACAACAACATCAAAACCAGCAATTTGACCAACAATACCATCAGTAATCAATGGTGTCATACGATCAAAAATTGGAGTGCCGTTTGTATCTTTTAAGCCACGAATCTGTGCAAGCATGAATGGATTAACGATAATTTTAGCATCTGGAGTCCAGTATTCTTGTGGCAAGCTATGCAAGAATGTGATTACATCATCAAAAGTGATGTTGTTACCATTAACTGTATTTGTGTTTGAAGTTAATTGGTCATAAGTACCAATCGAAGCCAATCCATCTGTAGATGCTGTTCCTGAAGTACCGAAAGCGGCAGTAGAAGTAGAGCCACCAGTGTAAACAGAGTTAGCACCAGCATATTGGTTCAAACCACGAATACCATTAGAACCGCCAGTAGGATTACCAGTTGGAGATACTTGATCATTGTTTTGAATCATAGCAATACCTTCTTGCTGACTAAATTCTAGCAACATATCATCTACAACATTTGATTCCAAACCATCGATATCATCTAGAGCCGCTGTACGGATTGGGAACTGGACATTAATATCTTGCAAAACTACTTGCCAGATATTTGTGTTTTCAGTAGTTGGAGCACCGTTGTTTTGGATTGCATAACCCCATTGAGCACCAGCATTGCCAGTTTTTGCACGGAACTGATAAACAGAACCATCAGTAGTTACATTGCGTGAAACTCCACGGAGTGGATTCATCAAACGCATTTTGTGGAATACAGGATCGTAGGCTGTACGACCACCGACATTGTAACCACCACCATAACCAGCAGGATTACCAATTTGTGATCCATCTTCCTTCAAATATGCTTGATAT